TCAGGATGAATCGACATTAAGCCATATCGGGTTATCCCATCATCGCCGACTTGATTGTTTGCCGGGTCGAAGCCTTTGGTGTACATGATTGCGTACACTAATTCCAAATCAACATCGTACAGTCGGCAGACTTCCTGTGTGTATTCGTCAAGTGCCACAGGTAATTGTCTTTCGTGCAAGACAATTTCTGGAATTTCGGCAATTTGTCTTTCGTGTTGGACTTGTTGCGGGATATTCCAGATAACAATACACATGATACAAGCACCCAATAGTGCTGATAGCAGATATGCTATCAAGTGGGTTATTGGTATTCTTTCCATTACCTCTCCTTTCAACCATTCAAAAGGGCTCTCGTTTTAGCAAGAACCTCGTCTTGATATTTGCGTTCTTCTTCGGTTATCTCCCGTTTAGGTTTCTCTAACTCTATTCGGGTTCGCTCTCTTTCTTGCTCCTTTCGTTGCTCGGATTGTATATCTTTTGCGATATTGGCGATCTGTCCTATCTTTGGCGGAAAACCTTTATCGTCATTTCGGATAAACCGCTTGACCGCCTCGCCTATTAAAGCACTATCGTCTGCCAGGAACATTTCATGCCATAGATTTATGGCATCTTCAATCTCGGTCGTCTGGCGGTAGTATTCTGGGTAGGCTGTCTTGATTATCGCCATTAGGTAAGTTACTTCTTTTCTGTTCATTTCGTTCCTCCTGCAAGTAAGCCTCCTTAAATGGGTTACTTGACTTTTTCGATTCCATCCGGCTCCAATTAAGGATGGTTGCATAGTGTGACTTATATTTATCTCCCTTTGATTTGATATATACGGACAGATTGTCTATCATTTCTTCGTATGTGTTTGGGAATTTTTCTGTTAATTTCTCATATTCCCCAATAGAAAGTTTCACATTTTCAAACTCTCCATATATATCTTTAAGGTCTTTATTAGAATTAGATATAGAATTAGATATAGATATAGAGGAATCCGTTACGGGTAACGCAACGGTAACGTTACCTAATAATTGCTTTTGATTTTCCCTATATTTCTGTTGCCTTAAACGGTTCTTTTCCCTTATTTCTTCTAATTTATCGGTGCTTTGGTATTTCTCCCAATTACTTACACAAATAACATCATCCGTTAAATACACCATCTTAAATGCTTCAAATGTCTGTAAGGCTAACCTTATAATGTTGATTGGTCTTTCAAATTCAGTAGCTAACATTTCATCTGTATAAGGTATGTCTTGGGAGAAGTACACTAACCCGCCATTATTAAGTTCCCCGGCAAGGCATAAAATCTGCAACCACACACCGATAATTGCATCCCCTTCCGGCATTTTTCGGATTTGCTTTATCTTTCGGTTATTAAACAGATCTGTTGTCATTTTTATCCACTTAACACTATCTGCCATTTACATTACCTCCTAAAATGGGATATCTTCATCGTCAAGTTGGGCAAACCCTTCTGGTACTTCTGGTTCTGGTTCCTTATGTTCTGTTTCAAATTCAGCAATAAATATCCCAGGTATCGTGTGATTTTCCTTGTTCACATAAAAATCAAGCCATGCCCGTTTTATTTCAATTTTCGTTTTATTAGGAAGCTCGACCCCTTTTTTGAAACTTGCCGGAAGATACCCATTCAGGTATTCTCCATCTTGCTTCTTTTTGGATAATCCAACTGTGTAAAACGTTCTTCCGTTGTGTTCTCGTGAGAACACCATTACATCACCTGTAAATTCACTTCTTAACATTTTTATCCACCTTTCTTCCTAATTCTTTTGCAATAACAATTAGATCGCTTTCAATCCTTGCTAAATCTTGAAGTAATTCCTTAACCTCGGTTGCGGTTGAAACCATTGACTTCTTTGTAACAAAACTTATTAAAAGTGTTTCGAAATTTGGTGAATACCCGGCAACCTTATCTTCAATAATTGAAATCTTACCCGTTTTCTTGTTGATGTATTCCCGGCTTTGCGTTATCCACATACAAAGACCATCGGCATAAAATATATAATCTCCTATTTTGATTTTCGTTATTCTTGGTGTTTTATCTTCATCCATTTTTCCACTCCTTGTATAGTGCAATCCAATCCTCTAACGGTTGAACCACTACCCATTCGCAATTATTCTTCCTGTGTATCACCACAGGCATTTCGCCCTCCCTTGCATCGTGCTTGGCTTGTGAGAGTGCATCGTACAGCGACAGGCGTTCGGTTCGTTTACATTCTATGTGGATTTTCGGAAGTGCATCTATTATGTCGGCATCACCATTCGCCCCGCAGTATTGCACACTTCTTTTAGCATTTACAAAGCCATAATCCCGCAGTTTAGATGCAAGTTCCCTTTCGCCTCTTTTCCCCTTATCCTTACTATTCATCATCCCTCCCGAAAAGACCTTTGCCTTGTTCTATTTCGTGCATCCTATGTATTCTTGAATGTTCTCCCTTTGTTAAAATCATTAAGTTTTCGATTGCATTATTATCTCGGCTAAAATCCTTGTGGTGAATATGTTCATCATTATTTAATTTTCTTCCTAAATGTTTCTCCATTATGTACCGATGCTCTTTTATTGAACTCCCATCTGATAGCCAAACATGTCGATACCCGTCTTTCCCCGTTGTAACTTTAGGCTCTTGCTTCCGTCTATGCTCACACGCACATCTATGGCAACAATATGTTCTCCTTTTATTTTTTGTCTGAAATTCTCTTTCACAATTTGGACATTTTAATATATGCGTCTTTCTTGATGCCTTGTGGTAACAGTCCGTTGAACAATATTTAATTGTTTTTCTGTAATTTATGTCGCATTGTCTAACGAAGAATTTTTCCCCACAATACTCGCAAGAAAACCATTCTCCCTTTAGTTCTCGCTCGCCCCTTGCTCCTTTGTCTTTGCTATTCATTTCTTCCCCCATTCCCGTATCATCCTGTCGGCTTCGGACTGGCTCAAGGTTTCAATACCGAGTTCCTTTGCTTCGCTGATTACGCCATCTAACAGAACGGAAAACTCTCTACTGTCATAGGTTGATGAACCGAAGAAACATTGCAATTGGATCCCCGTCTTTCCGTTAATGGTAACCTCGCCCAATTCCCGTACGGTTCGCCATTCCGCCTTTACCCTGTCAACTACATTTGGCTTGACAACTATGTGTGTGAAAACCCCGTAACGGGATAGCATTTCCAGATATACATCGTCTTTCGTGGTGTGTAACACTTCGGCTATCTTTTGCAATAGAACCCATAAGTACCCGTTCGCATCAAGTGAACGTTTGCGTTTAAGAGGTTCTAATTTCACCGTATGCGGCTTTTCGTTGACTTTGCGGATAAGTTCTTCGGCTACGGTCGGGTCGGCTTGTACGGTCAGCAGAAGCTCGATTTCCCGGTTCATTGTTATTCTCACGTCCGCTTTAATTATATTCATATTTCTACTCCAAATAATTCTTACCAAAGAACCCCATAAATGCTTCTCGGCTATGCTCTTTTTCGAATACTGCCTGTGCGTGTTTGTGAACCATGTCGGCTAATTCTGGGTTAAAGTGAACCCCGGTATTGCCTCGGTGGTGTTCAAGGCACAGCCAAATCGTAAGTCCGTATTTTTCGGACAACTTACGGTTGGAAGCACCAAAACAATGGTGCAGTTCGAGGTGCCGGGTTGAACCACAGACCCAACATTTTTTCTCACCTTGAACTATGCTTTTCATACATAACCTCTTTCTTTGGCATAACTGCAAAACGGTGCTACTTTGCAATAATCCACGCATTTCTTATCTTCGCCGGGTCGGTTTTCGATAAAATCACCACCATTAGAAGCCATCCATTCTTCGGCTTCGGATTCAGAATTAAGCACCCGTAATGCAGTTTTTCTGCCCTTTTTCATAACTGCGTATTTATCCCCGGAATTGTATCGTTCTTCTGGGGTACAGATGGGCAGATCGTCATCTTTAAGTCCTTCGCAGTATTCAATATCAGCAAACTTCTGTCGGAGCCATTCTTTGGTTTCCTCAAAATCGGCTTCATTGAAATTAAAGGTAACTTTCTGCACCGGGAATTTGGGGTAACCTTCCTTGAATTTGGAATCCCGTTTATTGTGGTCTTTCAGCATTGCCACAATCTCACCCTTGTTCACATTAAATCCAATTTTACGAAGCATATATCCGTAAATAAGCAACTGCCTTTTCCAATCTTCATAATTGGCAAACATGATTTTCCACACCGATGCGGTTTTATAATCGGTGATGGTTTCCGTTTCTCCGTTGTATAGGTCAAATTGCCCGGATAACAAATAACCGTTAAAGTCTACTTTCAACCGTTCTTCCTTAATCTCACAATCGGCTTCTTGTGCGTTTTCCATGATTCCATGAACCGCAGTTCCCAAAACAAGCCACAGCATATCCGATACATCTTGCTCTACTTCATCAGAGTGTCTTCTTTCCAACAAGGTTTCTCGAATGCCCTTCAATAAAGAGGTAACTCGATATTCGTTTGGTTCGAATGTATATTCTTGGCTTACCGCACTTACAAAAGGTGTTGGCAAGTTATTGATATTGGTTATCTTCATTTCTTCCTCCTACTGTAAATTAACGTCATCTAATTGTTGGTAACCTTCCTTTTGACTTTCGGCTTCCATTTGATCAAGTTTCACGTTAAGTTTTCGCTTACAATCCTCGCCTTGCGAATGGGTCATATCAGACAAAGACTTTACCTTGTAGTGTTTCAACAACTTGTCAAGGTCAGACTCGGACAATGCGATAAGTTCCGTAATGGCTTCCATCGTTTTCTGCTCAATCTTGGATTCCGCTACCGGCTTGGTGGGTTTCATTGGTTCGCTTCCCTTTTGGTCGGGGTCATCACCTGTTTCAATCTTGTATGCTTTCATTAGACAATATTTATCTGAATACGTCATAGCCTTGCCCGGTGCTTTGTCTTGCGTGTCCACTCCATCTCCATACCCGATAATGTCAATATATTCTTCTGGATTTTCCACGTTTACAAATCGGTATACCGTTTCGATTCGCAAGAAAAGGCTCGTGCGTTCCGTTACCTTTCCGTTATATTCAGACGTGGTGGTATACTCGGCTTCTTTAATTACTTTTCGACTTGCAGGGTATGAATAAATGCCATGCTGTGCCTCAACAGGCTTAACAGCCTCTAAAATATCTGCCTCGCCTACCGCCTTGTATTGGCTCTGCCCTACCCCTACTTTTAGATTTTTCGCAACTTTATTTATGTCGATAGTTATAGCACTCATTTTTTCGTATATATTCATTCCTTACCTCCATTCATCGGGATAGTATGTTTCTATCCCCTCTTTTTTATCCTCCAACTCCCAATAATATGCTCCGCACTTGCTACAATAGGCTTCGTGTTCAGCCGGGGTAAGCCTTGTTTCCGGTGCAACCTCGAACACATTTACCAATACGTTCATTTCACAGTACGGACAATATTTTACTTCTCCGATTTTAGCCATTTTTCCTCCTAAACATGACTACGTGGCGGTTTGTTGATTTGTCAAACTTTGAACCGCATTGCTCTACTATGCCATCTTCAACCAACTCGGTTAATCTTGGTCGCACATAATTGGGATCGTGCTTGTTTGCCTTGCGTAAGATTTCCCTTGCGGTTAATTCTTTGTCGCCCAATAAGTTAAGGATTTCAGCTTTCCTTGATTGTGGGTTAATTCGCAAATAGGAATCTAACCTTGTCTGTTGCGTGTTCATTTCTTCTCCTTTCTAAACCAGTGTGAAAAACATATACGGACCATCAAAGAAATAATCCCTACCGTCATCGTTTAGCAAGGGTTCGCCACAAAGCCTTGCTAATCTGTAAAGCTCGTCATCGCCCATGTGGATTTTGATTATTTCACCATCTGTGGTCTTGCTGACGTTTAACACACCTAACCACTCGTTCTGCCAAATAAACTCATTGGCTAAACGCTCGATTCTGTTAAGTGTTTCGGTATCTCTCATGTTTCTCATTTTTCCCTCCTTAATAATCAATTGCTTCTTGTTTGGTGATAAAAAAATGAATGCCTTTTGAACATTCTCTCCATCTATCTTCATCAAAATCTTCAACTTTGACGATTTTGCCTACTTTGTATTTAAAAGTATTGTCGTGGGCGGAAATCCCATCCCTATACTTGTTCCCATTATTGTCGGTGATTGATATTACTTTGGCTTTATCGCATCGGCATTTTCGGGTTGTCGCAGACGAACGATTTGCCTCTGGCAAAACCCATAACTCACAGATAAGTTCATCGGCAAGTTTTTTATATGCGGTGAACCCCCCGCTTTCTGGACATTGCAACTGCAAAGCGAAGCAATTTCGCAGGTCAGCATCTTGTAGGTCAGTCCCTCGTAGGTCAGCCCCTCGTAGGTCAGCCCATTGTAGGTTAGCCCATTGTAGGTTAGCCCCTCGTAGGTCAGCCTCTTGTAGGTCAGCCCGTTGTAGGTTAGCCCATTGTAGGTTAGCCTCTTGTAGGTCAGCCCCTCGTAGGTCAGCCCGTTGTAGGTTAGCCCATTGTAGGTTAGCCCATTGTAGGTCAGTCCCTCGTAGGTCAGTCCCTCGTAGGTCAGCCCCTCGTAGGTCAGCCCATTGTAGGTTAGCCCCTCGTAGGTCAGCCTCTTGTAGGTCAGCCCGTTGTAGACTAGCCAGTTTCCCGCCTTCGCTCCGCAACCGTTTTTCGTGGTCTAATAAAATTGCTTTTAATTGTTTAGACTCCATTTCTCCCTCCTTATGTTTTCAACCGCTTCTTTGGGGGTTGGGTCTTTTATCCCCCATTCGGTTTTTAGATTTAACCTTTGTTCTTTCCGTTTGTTCGCTTTCTGCTTCTCACGATTTTTCACGCTAAACCCCCTTGCTACGGGAACGCATTTGCGACATCGTAGTTTCATCTTCTTCTATTGTTTCGTTTACAATCTCCCATATGAGGGCGATTATTCCCAAGGCAGCAAGGCCGAGGAAAAAGTGCATGGGATCCATTATGTTCTCCTTTCAATAATCCGGTCGGCAACTTCGGGAATGAAGTACCGTTTGTTCTTGTCCCCAAAAGCCGGGAGACCTTCAACTAATTGGTAGGCTTTGTCTTTGCTCACCCGATACCATCATTACTTCCTCCTATTCCTTAACTCCTAAAACTTCCTTTAACTTTTGTAGATTTTCTTCTGTTGGTTGGTTTGCACCTTGTTCCCATCTTATATAAGCGTTCATTGTAACCCCAACTGCTTTGGCAACATCAATTTGTGTCATTCCATTTTTTAGTCTTAGCTCTTTTAATTTTTCCAAGTTCATGTTTTTACCCCCTTTCTATTGCAATTCTACCACACCTACTACCACATTGTCAAGTAAAAGACAAGGTCTGCTATTGTGATTTCGTGTAAAGTTATTTCCATTTATTCGGCACCCTCTCTTTTAATTATTATTCTGCTATATGGACATTTGTATTTTCCGTTTTCGTTAATCGCTAAATCGGTCCTTCCTCTGTAATTTTTTATGACTCCTATTTCCTTAGCCAGGTTCCCAGATCCAATTCCTATTAACTTGAATTGTTCTGGGTTATATTGTGTGATAAAGCTGTCGGGAACACCCATATCTCCATAATAATCTTTTGGAATTTCTGAAACTTTACCGACATCAATTGCATCGTAATTGCAATACTTGGGATATTCTTTAGGGTTATATTTTTTATATAAATCAAGTTTTTCATGTCTTTTCTTAATGTCTAAGTTTGTAAACCATATTGCCATAGCCCTTCCCAAGACTTCCCCGTTAACTATCCTGTATCCACTGCCTTCTTTTTTTGTTTTTACAAGGTGTTCTGCAAAATCTTTTGGTACATGAAACAACATGTCCGTTCCCATCGATTTATATCCTATCCAAATTTTATTGTTTTTTATCTGAGGGAAGATATCTCGGTAATGCATTGCATTTGGATTTCCTAGAACAAGAAACTTTTTCCCGCTGTTGACAAGAAAAATTAAGAAATCATTAAAGCGAGAGAAAGGGGGATTTGTTACGCAAATATCACTTTCTAGTAAAAGCTCCTTACATTCAGAAGAATCGTAGCTACCGTCGCCTTTGAGTTCGGTCAGTACGTTTTTATCGTTCTTAATCAACCATTCAACATCAGCAATATCAATAGCCCCATCCCCAGTTACGTCGGGGACTTCCGTTATAACTATCTTATATGCCTTTTTATTTGTTTTTCGATTAAGCGCAATACTCGCTTCTATGCCATCAATAAATGAGAGTTGAGTGGCAATTACAGGCGAACCTTTATAACAAGTACAAATTAGTTTCTTTAAGCCAAGTTTATTAAAATTGAGAGCAAAATATTTAAAGAAGTTGCTTTCGTAAGGATCGTCACAATTGCAGAGCACCACACTATCCTTAAAATGCTTTCTGTAATGTTTTAGTTCAGCAGAAATGTCTTCAAGGCGGGTGTAATATTCATCTTGCTGAGCTTCCTTTGCTTTGTTTAATGTTTTATTCCCAGCCATATTGATTCCTTTCGTAGTGATTGTTTTCTTAATAAATTTTACCACATAAAATGTATTCGTGAGATTTTTCATTTTTTTATAATTTCACGTCAGAATTTATATAGCCAAAAGGGGATTTTACTCCCCATACAGTAATTCGTGCCAAAAGTGTGCCACCCATCAATTACTTGAAGCCAGGAAAACGATATGCCACCCATCATGCGTACCATCTACCCATGTCCCAATTTCGTGCGTAAGCAATCTGCATAACCTACCCACATAGTCAAAATACCGCCTTACATCACCGTACAACGATTTTATACCCAAAGTCGAACATCTGTTCGGAATTGCTATAAATTCGCTGAAATCGGCTAAAATTCGACCGTCTAATTTCATTTGTAAGCGATTTTATTTAAGTGGGTTGATAGTTGATACCTTGCCAAAAACGAAAAAAAGGGCATCGGTTAAGATGCCCTACGCATACGGGTTCTTTGCGGTTGATATTATCGGCCACAAAAGTTCCTTCTGCTTTTTCGTTAAAAATTTCTGGGAGTCCAAATAGGCTATGGCTTCATCTTTGTTCACCCTACCACTATTGTTTGTGTCTGCATTCTGGATGGTGTCCATAAACACCCTCTTGGAAATCCCGGCATTGGCCAACCCGATATACTTCTGTTTCGTTTCGTTCCGAAGTAAACTAAACTCATAATTGTCCTTTGAAGAATAGTCTGGCTTAACGGAAGAATTGATTAGGGTTCTGTCTAATATAGCTTTCTCGTGGTCTTTGTAGTTGCTATTGAAAATAAGTTTTCTTTGTTGGTCTACGCCAATTTTAGGAAATTCTCTTACAAACTTTTCCACTTCTGGTGAACCGCCAAGTTTCGTAACTGCTTCCTCCTGCTTGTCACCCAACGGTTTGTTTTTTTGGTCGATATAATTCTTGCCTTCCTTGGTAGACCACGTGCCGGTAGTTCCTGCTCGCAAATAGTTCATTGGGGTCTTGTCGATTGTAAAACGCAAATTGCCGCCCCTTGAATAGGATGCCGGGAAGTCTTGTTTTGCGATACTTACTCCCTCGGTGTTGATATGTTCTTTCGGAAGCACCGCCATGTCTTGAAGCCCCCTAACGGACCGTTCAATCTGTCTACCACCAAACTTGGGAAGTATCGACATTGCGGCACCAAACGCATCAACATCTTGACCTTTTAGAAACTGACCGATAGGTTCTCCTAATGTCCCTATTAACATCGGCCCTGTTCCGTATCTTGTGGGATCGCTTTCTCCGAATATCTCTTTCATATCATATTCAGTTAACCCCAACCCCTCTGCACCAATGCCGCCTATGTATTGTCCTGCCGGGTGTGCTGAAAGTGATTCTCCAACCAAACGCAACATGGCATCGGTGACACTTGGTTCCTCTGATGTTGCTTCTGAAATAATAACGTCTATTGGGTCTGGCAAGATGCTCTCCCTATTTAGTGCCACTTCTCCTATCTTGTTCATGAGATATGACATGGCGAAAAGTTCCGTTAATGCTAATGATGCTTTACTGATAAGTTTTGGATCGCCCGTCTTTACCCCTTTTGATAAATCGAAAAACTGACCTTTGTAAACATTAAGTGCGTTTCTAACCTCTACCGTAAATGGTAGCAATGCTTTTGTCAGCTTCGCCCTTTGTGCTGGGGGCATTTCGCCTATTCCCCTACCGGCTATGGAACGTTTCACCAATTCGTCTGCTTCAAATATTGCATCGGCTTCACTCATGCCTTTTTTAATGTTTTGCTTGTAGAAAGTAATAAAGGCTGAATCCGCCACCGCTTTGTCAAGTGCTTCGAGTGTCCACGCAGTAAAGTTTTCAGTTTTCTTGATAATACCTTCGTCAAGTTGTCTGAATGCCCTCGACATATATCTTTCTTGTAGGAATGGTGATTTGTTTAATATCGCCTTTACGGATTCGTCACCTGCAAGTCCCTTTAATGCCTTAAACATTCCATCTGCCAAGTCTTTTGGGTTTTGTGCATAAGCAAGTACGTTTGGTAAGTTGAAAGGCTGAACAAACACCGTACCGATATTGCCCATAACTGCGTTGGCTTTGATGCGGTTCATTATTCTTGTAATTCCGTTTAGCGTTGCTCTACCTGCTCTATCGCCAAGAATATTCATAATACTTCGGTCTAATGTGTTTGTTTTGCCGGAAAGTTCGTTGGCAAGGTTCTGCAAAGTTTCAATAAATGCGTTTGCGTTTTTCGTTTCAGCTGTTTCTATCGTGAGGTCTTTAATGAAACCTCGGATATTTACTATGTTGGGTTCAATATTTATCTTGTATTCTGCTTGTTGGATATAGTCTAACATTCCGCCTACTGCATCGGCCTTGTAGTCTAATGAACCTATCCGCTTTTGAAGTATTCCCGCAAACTTTGATTTAGGCTTGGAAAACTCCGACTTACCAACAAGGTTTGGGTCAATATCGGTTGCACCTCGCTTGATCCCGTCAATGGTGGATAAAAATGAATCATCCAATTCCTTGAAATGCCTATAATAATCTTGCCTTGGATAAAGCCTTTTATTTTGGGTCGCTTGGTTTTTTGCCCATCGTAATTGTTTTAGTTTTTCCGGGTCGGTTTCCTTTGCAATTCTATTGTCAATCTTGGAAACCACATCTTCTACGTTGGGATATATTTTTCTTAAAACGTCATTGATTCGGTCAATATATTCATTATACTTTGCTCGAAAATATTTGTCGGCTTCTACGATGTTTTCCCAAGCCTTTTTCCCGTTAGGCATAGCATAGTCAAACTCGTTCATTAAATCGGCTAATGTATAATCAACCTCTTGCATGACATTTCCGTCTGATATTACCTTTTTGCCCTCACCAAGCCATTGCACACCGGCTGATTCTTTTGAGTTTTGCTTAATGCCAAGTTGCTTTTTAATGAAATTGTTAACGTTGCCAACTTCTTTTTTGACGGAAGCAACATACTGACCCTTACTTTGGGCGAGAGGTTTCTCTATTTGTTCCTTGAATATTTCTCGCTCGGGTGTGTTTTTCCCAAGGGCAAAATCGGCATTAACGGACACACTATTAGTGTTTCGCACATGAGCATTTGACACATTAACGGAAAGTTCACCTAACCCGAACCCCTCTGCCGGTTGTCCTGCGAACCCGCCCTCATTTGCTTCAAAGGTGGTGTATTCTTTCTGAACATCTTCGGGCAAGTCTTTAATGGACTTTGATGGCTTTACTGATTGAACCTTGGGTTCATTAACTTTAACCGGGGTTGGTTCTTCCATGGCGGGAGCTTCAATGTTTGGTTCATCTGCCTTAATTGGAGGTTCAACCTTTGGTTCTCCCAAAATAATAGGTTCTGATTTTACCGGTTGTTTCGCCACTTTGCCGGATAGTGTTTTCTCCGGCATTACACCGTTATCCAATTCGCCCGGAAATACCCGTTTCGGTGCTTCTATTCTATCCATTAGTGGTTTTTGGCTATAATCTGGCTTAACAATTTTAGTTTCCTTGCCGGTTACTGCGGAAATGTCGTCAGCACCACGCAAATATACTCCAAGTGTATCATCGGGCAATTTATTGAATATTTCACTTAACCGGCTAATGAGGTTATAGTCTGCTGCAAATTTCGGGTCCACAAATTCCGTTGACTTACTATATTGTGCAGTTCTTATTTCCTCGTCAAGTCTTTTCTTCGCAATATCAATCCTGTCTTGTTTTGTAGGCATTCGCTTTCTTGATTTATAAAAATCCGAATACCATTGTTCATTATTGGAAGAACGATACATTTTTCTGGTATCGCCCAATTCATCAAAGATAGGAACCTTCTCCACACCTTTTCCTTTGTATTTAATATGATAATCTTCAACCGTTTTCAGTACCTCGTTATACTGGTCTTCCAACCGGTCAGCTATTGTTTTTAATGATTGTTTTGGAGATGTGCCTTGTGCCTTCGCCTTTTCAAGAAACAGATTTACCAAATTAACGTCTTCTTCTGTCCATCCGAAATCAAAATCCTGCCCTGTACTTTGCAACCCACCTCCGGGTCGCTCTATCATTACATCGTATTCGTCAGATATGAAAGATTGTTCTTGTAGCGGTGATTTTGCACCAGTAAAGTTCGGGTCAATATCCACCCTACCCAACTCGTCAGCATAAAAGACAGGTTCGGGTAGTTGCTTTTGCGGTTCAGCCAACAGCTCAACCTTTTCGGGAGCCGGTAACAACTTCTGCGTAAATTCGTCAGCTTCGGCTTTTGTCAAATTCGCTAAATCGCCTACGGTCTTGACTTTCTTGCCACTTTTTAAGGCTATCCCACCTTCAATTAGTCCACCAAATACTACATCTATTGCGGTGTTAACTGCGAAACTTTTGGCAAACTTACCCCAGTCAACCTTATCATCGGTAGACGATTCCTTAATGGCTTGTACGGTGTTAATCGGGACACCCGTCAACACGTCAGTTAATGCCGATGCACCCATTGTGCCTAATACTTTTTGGGTACGGGTTGCGTTCTGTGCCAATTTCGGGATAGCTTTCGTTATTCCACCTCGAACCGCTCCATGTGCCACTCCGCCCGTTGTCATGTATTGCCCCATAAGTCCGGCACCGTAACCCACTTTGTATGCACCGCTATTTTCTGCCTTGGAAGTGTCAATTGGTTGCCCGATGTTTCGTTCTAACTGCCTTTTGGCACTTAATGGGTTAAACCCTTCCATGAACCCATACGTGCCTGCGTTCTTGTTTAGGGCATACTCGGTGTTCTGGCGAACCTTGTCCTCCATGCCGGTTAAGGACCCCTTAATGGGGATTCTTGTTGCGTGTTGAAGCCTACCAATTTCCTCATTCGTATAAGGGGTAAACTCGTTTGTGACGGGTTTAGTAAACTTCGGGATAGGTTTCAGTTTCGTGGTTTCATTATCCCAAGACTTTGCTTGTCCTATTATTGGCTTTATGGAAGTTGCAACATTGTTGACTTTAATAACTGCCATATTATCTCCTTAAATATAGTCGGTTTTTACACCAAGGGAGTTCATTTGCGAAATAAACTCAACATCTGATATTTGACCCTTCTGGTGTCCCTTTACTAA